AATTTGCACAGTTGGGGAACTGATGATATTTAACGCTATGGAACTACCAGTATACCTGATGACCATTGACGAAGTTGACGAAGGCGTCAGCTACGTCGCCCTCGTTGAATCCCCTGCGATTGAGCGGCCATTTCAGGCCTTTAGCAAAGAGAAGATGCGATTTACCGAAACAGGGGAAAAGCGCGTATTGACAGGGCCGTTGATGCTGGCAGACACGCCGATCATACGCCGCGACAAAACGCGGGGCGAGTATTTCGTTATTTTCCAAAGGGAAACCATCCGCAAGATGGTGCAGAAGTACTTCAAGCAGGGCAATCAGCACAACGTCAACGCTGAACACAGCACCGCCATTGATGGCGTGTATATGTTTGAAAGCTGGATGATCGACAGGGAACGCGGCATCAACCCACCGAATGGCTACGAGGACGCGAAGGATGGCAGCTGGTTTGGTAGCTTCAAGGTCGAGAACGACAAAGTGTGGGAGGATCGCGAACAGTTCACCGGGTTCAGCATTGAAGGCTACTTCGGGATGCAGCCAACGGACACGGAGATAGAGCTGGCGATGGCGGAGTTTGCCCAAGCCTTTGAAAGTTTTTTGCATACTATCAAAACCAATGATATTTAACACTATGAACCTATCAGATCGAATTTCAGAATTAACACGCGTGCTGCGTAGCTTCTCCGCTGCACCAGCGCCAGCAGCTGCGCCGTTGGCGTTCAGCGACTATAAGTTGGAGGATGGCACGATGATCCGCGTCGATGGCGAGTTAGCCGTTGGCACGTTGGTCTACGTCGTGACTGAAGAAGGACTGCTGCCTGCACCCGATGGCGCACACAGCATCCCCGAAGTTGGCGTGGTGACTACCGAAGGCGGCAAGATCGTCGAGATCGGCGACGCTGCACCAGCACCGGCAACTGAAGCTATTGAAGCTCAAGAGGTAGAGATTGAAGTGACACCCGAAGGCGAAGAGATGCCTGCTGATCCGCACGAAGAGAGGATGCAAGCTATGGAGGCGGCTATCGCTGCCTTGGCGGCAAAGGTTGAGGAGATGATGGCGAAGATGGGCGGAGAGGTCGAAGCTAACGCCGCAAGGTTCAGCACTATTGACACGGCGCTGTCAGCGTTGGCGCAGATGCCTACGGCTGCACCCAAGAAAAGAGCAAGTGACGCTGTTGTTGAATCGGTGAAGATGAGCCGTGCCAGCAGACTTGCAGAATTGAATGAAACCCTAAAAACCCTAAAAAAATAAACTATGTCATTTTCAATCGGAGGACTAACAGACTACGTTGAGCAGAATAAGCTCCCGTTGTTGACTACTGCCGTTTTCGACGCGAAAACGCAGTCGCTCATGCAGAAGCGCGTGGGCGTGAAAAATCAAGAGGCGTTGAACCTTATGGACACCGACGCTGTGTTTCAATCAGCTGCCGCGTGTGCGTGGGCAGCCAGCGGCACTACGTCATTCAGCCAGCGCGTTATCAGCGTTGCTCGTGTTAAGGTGCAAGAGGAGTTGTGTCCTCGCGAGCTGGAAACAAAGTGGCTTGCCACACAGCTCTCGCAAGGCAGCAACTATGAAGGCGTGCCTTTCGAGCAGGCGTTTGCTACGCAGAAGGCTAAGAAGATCGCCGCCAACATCGAAACTGCTATTTGGCAGTCAACATCGGCGACAGGTGCATCAGGATGGACTGGTGCCACGGCATCATTGAGCAATGACGCCACCTTGAACAAGACAGTGGGACTTCTGCACCTCATGGAGAAGACGACTGCATCAGCGTCTATCGTGTCATCATTGGCAGGTGCTGCATTTAGCGATGCAACAGTTGTTTCGGCGTTTGAAAATGTTTACCAAAACATCCCTGTTGCGATTGTCAGCAAGTCTGACCTCGTTGCCTTTTGCGGATGGGATGTGTATCGTTTGTTAGCTAATAAGCTGGTAGGATTGAACCTGTATCAAGGCGACCTTGGGCAGCTTGGCAACGGCGAGATGTTCTTCCCCGGCACAAACCTCAAGGTCGTTGCGGTGAACGGTATGAACAACACGCGCAGGATCGTAGCTACGTCGCTTGAGAACCTGTACTACGGCACGGACTTACTCTCCGACGAAGATCAATTCCGCATTTGGGCATCCTACGACAATGACCAGGTGCGCTTCCAAGCTGCGTTTAAGTACGGTGTGCAGTTCGCCTTCCCTGAGCAGATGGTGTTATACAAGGCGTCGAACGCGACGACTCCTGCTGGCTGATGACGTGGGGAGGGGCAACCCTCCCCGCTTCTTTTCTTTGTTAACTAACTAAACGAAAAAGATATGGCTTGCGCATTAACAACAGGATATAAATTAGGATGCCGCGACAGCGTCGGCGGCATTACGGAGATTAGGCTTGCGCCATTCACGGCGGTGACAAGCATAGTCACTAACGCGTCGTCGCAGGTGACGGCGATAACTGGAAGCGTTGGCAGCGGCACAACAGGTGCAGGTGTCAGCGGTTTCTACAAGTACGAACTGCCGAAAGGTGTTGGCCAGTTCACTGAAACGATAAACGCATCGACGGAGAATGGCACGGTCTTTTACCAGCAGGAGGCTACGCTTGTCATCAACAAGCTGCAGCAAGCTGTACGCAACGAGTTGAGGTTGGTCACTACGGCGCGCATAATGGCTATCGTCAAAGATAGAAATGGCAAGTATTGGCTACTTGGCAAGAACAACGGCATCGAAGTAAGTGCTGGAACATCGCAGACAGGTACGGCGATGGGTGATAGAAGCGGCTATGAGTTGACGCTAACTGGCATGGAAGAAGAGCCATGCGTTGAGGTTACGGCTGCCGCGGCAAACGCTGTCACCTCATCGACACAAACGCTCGAAGGATAGCTATATTAGCATCAGTTTTGGTTGGTTGGTGAACCCTGCGTATGGTGGCGCAGGGTTCTTTTTTTTGCCCTAACTTTGCTAAATGCGTGTATGTATCGTCTATAATCAGCATCCGACAGGGTGCAGCTATTACCGCTTGGAGATGCCAAGCAGTCGCGTCCATGAGATGTTCGGCAGCGAGGCCGAGTTCGTGAGCATCGCTGACGTGCGCACGATGACAGACGAGGAGTTGCGGACAATTGACGTATTCCTGTACAACCGCACTTGGATCGCAGGACCGTTGGATGCGGTCAAGCCTGTCGCTGACATTCTGCGCCAGTACGGCGCGAAGATCATTCTTGACATGGATGACTATTGGCATCTTGGCACTGGCCACAGTTTCTACAAGCACTACCACGACACGAACATGTCTGCGATTGTCGCCGAACACGTCAAGCTTGCGGATGCGGTCATCACGACTACGACGTACCTCCGCGATGAAATCGTCAAGCTCAACCGCAACGTGACAATCTGCGAGAACGTGCCGCACCTACTTTACGACCAATTCAAACCGCAACCTACCAAGAGCGAGCGCCTACGCTTCGGCTACTTTGGCGCAGCGCAGCACACCGAGGACGTGGCATTGCTGGAACTGCCACTGTCGCGCCTCTGCGACGATCACACGCTGGAAGGTCGATATATGCTGTACCTTGCCGGGTGGAATGAGGGCAACCCGATATATCAGCAGTATGAGCAGGTGTTCAGCAATAAGGGCAAGAACAACAACTACGGACGCATACAGGCGGCGGATATTTACAGCTACGTTGGCGGCTACAACTTCATTGACGTTGCGCTTGCGCCGCTTCGCGACAATAAGTTCAACAGGCTCAAGTCGGAGTTGAAGATCACCGAGGCCGCATGGATGAACAAGGCGATCATCGCCAGCAACGTCTGCATGTATGCCGACTGCATCACCGACGGCTGGGATGGCGTATTGGTCGACGAAAAGCAACCGAAGAAGTGGTACAAGTCGATGAAGGCTATGATCAACGAGCCAGCGATGGCGCGTGAGATGGCGGACAGGCTGACGGCGAAGATGCAGAAGCGATTTGACATTGATGAAATCACCAGACGCAGGTTCAATTTGTATAAAAACGTGGCAAGGGATATTTCAATAAAAGAACTTCATGCTATACCTCAAGGCGAGCCAGAGCAACACGATAGCGGTGACGTGGACGGAGCGCGCGAACAGCGCGACGGTCTACCGCTTGCGGCTGACGAACTTGGCGACGCTGGAAGCCACTGACATCTACCTCAACGCGATTGACAACCTGAGTAGCTACGAAAGCCGTTACGACAAGTTCGCCTTCACCTTGGGGGCTTTGGAGAAAGGGCAATATCGCTATGAGGTCACGGAGAACCCGACAACCTACGCCGCTGGCGACTTCGTGCAAGGCGGACTATACACGTTCACCGATGGCGGCTATGCCTACATCTCCGCGGCGGTGGATCAGTCAAGCAACGCAGAGTGGGGGTGTCAAGGGACGCTGATACCCGAAGGTGCAACCCCCGAAGCGATTGGGCAAGGCACTGTCAACACGGTATCAATTGTTGCAACCTGCCTGACATCGGGCATATCCGCGAGGCTTGCGGATCAGCTTGTGCTGAACAACTTTAGCGACTGGTTTCTGCCGTCCCTGGAGGAGTTAGGAATGATGTGGACGGAGTTAGCCAGCGATGGTCTTGGCAGCTTCGCAAACCACACCTATTGGTCATCCACGCAGGCATCAGCGACGCAGGCGTTCACCGTGGATATGAATAACGGCAACCAAGGCACGCACAGCAAAGGCAACACCTCCAACCGCTATACGCGCGCTATGCGTCGCTTCCTGCTACCGACGACGAATCCGCGTGTCCTTGAAACAGGCCTTGCGATGATTGAAACGACGGAGGGCAGTTTCACGAGTACAACAAACACGATCGACTACGTTTCTTATGACTAAACTGAATTTTAGCTTCATCCCACAGGCGGACTATCGCTACCCTTTGATGCTGCAAAGCAAGGCCAACGACCTGTATACCTTCGGGGAGATGAACGACTACCCATATTACTTACTCGACATCTACAAGAAAAGCGCGAAGCACAACGCAATCGTCAACGGCAAGTGCAACTACATCTCCGGCAAAGGCTGGGCAGTGGATGCGGATAAGACAACCGTTGCGCAACAGGCAAAGGCGGAGGCGTTCATGGCTGACGTCAACGAAGACGATGACCTCAACGACCTGACGCAAAAGTTCGTCTTGGATCTTGAGCTGTTCAACGGCTTCGCATTGGCGGTAACGTGGAACAGGGGTGGCGGCATCGCCTTCATTGAACATGTGCCGTTTGAAAAGGTGCGCGTGTCGCTGGATGATACGATGTTTCTGATTGCCGATTGGTACGACGAGCGTATGATCCGCCAGTACCCGAAGGGCGCGGAAGTTGAGCGCATGCCCAAGTTCGACCCGAATAACCGCGTCGGCAAGCAGCTATTCTACTACCGGCACTACGCAGCAGGTGTCAAGCACTACCCATTGCCGAACTATCAGGGCGCACTGGCTTACATCGAGTGCGACGTTGAGATCGCCAAGTT